GTTTTTGTTTAAAATCCCAACCTTTTAGAATTAAATCATCAATTGGTTTGACTTTATTTGGACCTGCAAGGTTAGGTAAATTGACGTCAGAAGACGCCCATATAATAAGATCGTCTGTTGGTAAAGGCATTAATATTCCTCTTTAAAATCCTGTTTATGTTGTCCCATGGACAGCTTTATCTGTTACATACACAACTTTTAATAACATACCTGCCTCTGATGCAGATTCATCATTAGAGCTTCCAAACCCTCCAGCATCTTCATCTCCCTCGAAACCAAACCCCATGTTTAAATAATCCGTCTCTACAATTCTTAGTTGTGTCATGATTGGGAATGTTTCTACAATATCCTCTGAGATATTAACTAAATCAAAGCAAGGGGATGAAGCATATAGGTCAATTCTATAATTTGTCCCTTTATATAAAGACCAATTTGTTGTGCTAAAAAGGTTTTGTAATGCTTCTTCTACTTGCGGACGTGTTCCACCTTTTCCCGCGGCTGCTTGTCTAATTAGGAGAATAGTTCTAAAATCATCATCTGATTGTCCATTCCGATATAACCCCATCTGTGTTCCAATATCATCAAGAACAACCCCTTGTGCATTAACTAATAACCTATATTCAGCTAATTGAATAAAAGAATTATCCAAAGCTTCTAATCTGTCAAGGAACACAGTCATAAACTTAACAAGGTTGTCTTTTCTAAGATAATCAGGAAGATAATTAATAACTTCAGAAACAAAAGAATCAAGAGGTTTTATAAAATTAGAATCTGTCATAATCTAACCTCATGTTATTTGTAAGAATGAAACATTATCAGAAGAGATAATACCTATTTCTGTAGTATCTGGTGTTAAATCATTCGTATTATAGAATGTATCATCTTGAGCTTCATCTTTGATTTGAACTTGCAAAGAACTGAACCGTGAAATATCTACAACTGAAATAACAGCAGAGACTAATTGAATATTAAAAATAGTAGAGTTAATACCAAAAGTATTAGCTAAGTCTACAATCTCTGTTACTATAGAGCTTTGTTCTGAATCTGTTAATTGTTTATTATTAACTGTCTTATATCTTACTCGAATGGATAAAGGACGTTCTGTAGCTTTTGTGTGGTAGACAGTTTCTGTGTCATTATCTTCTGTTACAATATCATAAGATACAACACCGTATGTTGAAGTATTAACTCCAAGAACATCGTATAGTTTTTCACTAATATCTGTGGTCGTCCCACCATAAACCACAACCATCAATTTGTAAGGTGGAACACCTTCTGTTGTGGTATTGTTTGTTGGGTTGGGGAACAATTTAACTGCTTGAACACCGTCTACTTCATCTAACAATGCTGTGATAATTGCAGAACGTGTTGCAACAGAACCACTTGTTGAGGTAGCACTTGCTCGTGCTCGATATTCAGCATCGGATTCTACATCTGAACCTGCAACAAAATCAGAGATATTTGTTATAGAAACATATCCCATTGGTTCAGGAGAAATAGAAGTAACAGCACCTGCTAACGTAGTTAAGTAACCTGCTTCTAGTGCAACAACATCAAATTGAACTGTACGTTCTCCAACAACCGGAGAGGTTTTAAAATCTACTAAAGAGTTTAAACCAACTAAATTCAAAGAAACGTCATAACCAATATATATAATGCCGTTTACAGTATCAATCTGGATCAAATCTTCATTAACTGCAATTGTATTATCTACAATAAAATCTTTGATTGTTTGATAGAAGGTGTTTAAACTAGAACCACCAACTAAATTAGAGGTTAGTGTATAAGTTGTTGAAACTGTTGCAGATGTGTTAGGATTTAGAATAGTTAGTGTATATGTTGTTCCGTTTACAAGATTTGTATTAATAATCTTTTGAGCGCAAATAGAACCAGCTACTTTAAACTCTGCACTATTTTGATAAGTTCCACTTAAAACTGTTAAATCACCAACAGTAAACGTATCTGTGTAGTTAGCAAGAGTATTTAGTGTTAGTTGACAAGAACCTGTAGAGGCTGTTTTACCATTACGAAAAATACCACGCTTAGATAGAATATCATCTAAATATTTAGCTTCTGCACCTGTGTATGTTTGTGAATAATACACATCTTCTGCAAGTTCTTGGATAGCGGATTCACGATCTGCAAAGATTGTAATAATTTTATCAAAGACACTATTTTCTTCTACGTTAATATTTTGACCTACAAATGTTTCTGTAAAAGTATCCTTGATTTCTGTTATGATTTCAGCTAAGGTTTGTCTATCAAACCCATAAGAATTTAATTCAAAAGCCATTGAAGCTCCGTTATTAATTGTTATAAATATTATTAATTTTCAAAAAGAAAAGGAGCAACAATATAAATTGCCACTCCTTATATCTTATCATAAAATCATCAAAAAGTCAATTAGTTATCAGGAACCCAATCAGAGCTTGCACCTATTTTCATATCAAAGTTAATTAACTTATATAGTTTGTTAGCAAATATAATTGTATCATCGTTCACGATTTGGCATGTTCCGATATTGTAAGCAGGAACTGTATATTCATAACTATCATTGAGATAATAAGCCAAAGCCTCTGTTGTTCCCTCTGAAGTTTGAACTTCAAAAGCACAAACATAAGAACGTGTGTTTCTATCCACTGTTGATGTAAAAGAAAGAATTGTTTCAACATCGGATTCTTTTAAAATCTGTCGTTTAAACTCAGCATCAAGTGCGGATTGATTAATACCTTTACCAATGTATTGTAAATAAGGCATTCCAAAAGATTGGTTATAAATCCATTCGGTTTGCCAAATATTTAATCGCATTCTTAAACGTTGAACCAAACTATGACTATTATCTGTTGCTAATGTTAAATCGCCATCGGTAAGAATCAAATCTCCATCTGCTGATAATAACAAGTCAACATAATCTGTTGTAATTGTAGAGCTTGTTGTTGCCAATTAATAACTCCTAACCTGTTGCAGGGCCAACCATACCACCTTCAGGATTTGAATGTTTGTGAGATTTAAGACCAACGCCATCTGCTGTAACATCACCGCCAGTAACACTGATAGAACCTGCTACAGAGGCTCCTGAACCACCGCTGATAGCCATTCCACCTTGTCCTGTTAGTTGTTCTTCAACTAATGTGGTTCCTGTCGTATGTTGGCTTCCATTGAGCTTAACGTCACCGTTAATTTCAACATCAGCATCAATGACAACTTTATCGGATTTCAAGGTCATTTTAGTTGAACCATGTTCAAGAACAATATTCTCTGCATCAATAGCTTTTGGTGAAGCAGGTGTAAAGAATCCAGCCAAAGCACATAAAGGAAACATTTGGTTAGGATCACTAAATGTAACAACAGCATCATCTGTCTTGTTTGTCATAACATTAGTTGTGTCAGAGTCGGAAAATAGAACAGAAACTCTATCACCAACTTTAACAGGTAATGTAATTCTTTTATTTCCACCATCCGCACTTAGAACAAATAAAGGGACATCTAAAACATCTGCAATTCTAACAACATCACCATTTGAATTCTTATTATAAATGCTTGGTCTAACGTCAACACTAGGAACAGAATAATCAACTGCAATAACTGTGGCAGGTAAGAGGGAATAAACCCCTCTCATATAATTATCAACATATAATCTTAGTGCTTCTTCAAATGTATTAACATTCGCCAATATAATTCTCCTACATTTACTTAAACACTAAATTAGTGTTCCTGCAACTTCTGCTAATTTCATTTCTGTCTTCCAATCTGCACCATCTGATTCATAACTTCCTGTATGTGAAAGTTCAACAATCTTGTAAAATCCTGTAACATATTTAGACTTAAGATAGACTGTTAGTTCTGGAACAAGAGCACCATTCAAAAGACTTTCTACTGTTAAACCAATATCTTCTTTCCGAGCATATTTAGCTTTCAGTTCTTCTTTCTTAGTTTTATCAATCTTTTTCTGGATTTCAAATTGTTGTTTAGCAGACATAACACGAGGTGTTGGAATTCCAATCAATCCTGTTTCAGAACTAAGTTCAATAACTTGTTGTTTGAGGCCATAACCACTCTTTGTGAAGTAAGCAGCGTTATCTTGAACTGTAAAGGTTCTTCCTGTAGCCTGTGCTAACATTCGTAAATTATCACCAGCACGACCAGAGAAGGACTTAGAAAACTTCAATGTTTCTGAATCTTCATAAGGAATAATACGACCTCTAGGTAAAGATAAATCCTCTACAAGATCATTTAAGATTGTGTTTAGTTTTGTTCCTGTTCTATAAGAACGTGCTGTTGTTGCAGTTGCTAAAGCAAGTTCACCGTCACCAAGAGTTAGTTTGGTTCTACGAATAATAAGTGAACCGTCCCACTCATCTTCAAAGTGACTTACACCACCCATAAACAAAGTTGTCATTCCTTGGTCTTCATAACCAGCTTCTAACAAACAAGCTAAGTGTTGATTAGCATTTTGGTTAAGATAGTTGACAAAATCATCAGAAGCGTTTGTAATGGTAACATATCCTTTATTGCTGTTGGCTGAGTTGTCTTTTAAGATCTCGAATTCTATGTGGTGGTCTTTTAATATGTAGCTATTGTTTTTAACATCATTGATACTTTTATTAAAACTATCACCCAATGCAATAGGTAATCCTATTATTAATCTATATTTCCTCATAAAAGCCATATTATAGATCCCTCACATATTCAGCGATCTCTGTATATAACATATTATTACTTTTTCTTCTATTTAACGTCATAGGTATAACTTGTAAGTTCAATCCTACATGTAAACCTGATACTTTTTTCCCGGCTAACGGGAATAGGTGATCTATTTCCCATTGTATATTAGAAGTTATTTCCCTGAGGCTACAAAGATTATTTGCTTCTGTAATAACAAACTCATCAAACTCTGAAAACCACACAGGTAGTCTTTCTAAGAGTTTAGATCTTCTATTGTGATTATAGAACCCAATCTTATCTTTATTATTTTTAATCCAAGTTTTATTATATTCTTTTTTCTTACTTTTTTCAGAGGGATTTTTATAGCGGAGCCTTGATTTAGTATTTATTTTTTCTCTGTTTTTATCTCTATACTTTGCACCGGATTTTCGTGCAGTTTCTCGTATCCTTTCTAAATTACGCTCCTTATATTTTAAATAACGTTCTTTTGCCCTCTTTATATATTCTGGATTTTTATTCCTTTCTTTAATCCTTTCTTGTAAGATTATTTTGTTATTTTCGACATATTTTTTCTGTTTCTCTCTTAGGACTTCTTTATTTTCAAGTCTGTAATTTTTATTGTATTCCTTTAATATTTCTTTATTTTGTTCTTGATAATTTCTACAACAAGTGACACAATAGCAGTTACTTGTATAACGTTCTGATCTGTGTCCGTACTTACAAGGTTTTCCAGTGTAATATGTTGAGAGATTTAATTCTTTAGCTTCTTTTCTGCTAATTATTTTCAATAAAATCTCCAATCTCAAATTCAATATGATGTTCTGTTAAAACATAAGCATTGCTTTTTGTATCATTTAGTTTTTTATTGTAGTCAGACCCCAGACTTAAAGGGAGTCCAACCACTAATCGGTATTTTCTACCAAAAGCCACATTAGACTCCTATAAAAGTTTGGATTTGTTGTTTATAATTATATGATTCATTTAACTATTTTATCATAAAATCACTAATTAATCAACATGATTAATCTGTTGTTGTATACATAAACCAATGAACATTATCTTCACCGATAGAGTCTATTGCGATTCTATTTTTTGGGTTTAGAATACTCATTACAAATAAATCTCCTTGTGGGAGATTCTCATTATAACCATAAATTTCCATAGGGTTTGAGAAGGAGGTTACTTTGTATTTTATAATAGGGGTATCACCAACTGCACCTACAGTAACTGTCCAGAATTCTCCACGTGTATTCCACTGCCACGTCATCTCATATGTTACATCGTCTAATACACATCTGAATGTTTGATAAGGTTTTGTTTCATCAAGATTAGCAAGTACGTATTCTAAAGCCATTATTGGTTCTCCGTGATATTTCGGTCTTCAACATATTGGACCGTCTTACCTGAGCTTTGAGCCTTTGCAACTTCAGCTTTATCTTTTTCTTTATTTAAGTAACCTCTTGTCGCTACCATCTTTTTATTGGTATCTCCAGATGTCTTACCTCATTCAGAGGTTTTATTGGCAGTTTTATTTTT